GGGCAGTAGGTCGCATGAAGCGGCGTAGTGGCCGGCACGAATGAAAGCATCGCGCACGGTCCCTGAATATTCACAGGCTACTAGGACTCTCATCGCGCTATCTCCACCTCAAAGTCAACACTTCCCTCCACAATGCTGCCCTCCCACTCATCAGGGTATAAGCTGAAAGCGTATTCCTTGGCAATTAAAACGGCTTGCTCTGCGCTCTCAGCCTCGACGGCGTGGTAATAACGCTCCTCCACTACTCTGTGCAAGGTTACTTTGTAATTGTTCATGATTTCTCCGATGGTTGTATGAGTTCGTTGTCGCGATAGGCGCAATTCAACTCAATGCTGGTGACGCGGATATCCCCAATGGAATCCCTCCACCAACCTTTGTCAAGTCCGTATTGCTCCGCGTGTCTTTCAAACCCTGCAATCAGGGCGTCGAAAGCTTGTTTGGGTTTGGCGCCATAAGCTTCAAAGTAGAAGCTGGCAGTGTCGAGCTGGGCCTTGATCATTCCTCCTCCACTTCGATTTGAAGGCCCATATGATCATCGTCAATGCTCCATTCATTCTCGGGCATTTGATATGCAATTTCGCGGGCCATCTCTTCGGCGGCCTCCCAATCGTCGGCCTCCACCTCTATGCACAGGCGGCGTGTTACTGTTTCTTTGATGTATGCGGTCCATATCATGATTTTTCTCCTTACCAGTTTGCGTATTTCTTGAATGCGCGGGTGTACTCCGCACGATTTTTGAATGGGCCATGCGCTAGGCAATGGCGTAGAAATTCATCGGCCATGAAGTGACCCTGTGCAAGTTCGTCGCCGGATCGGGGCAGGTCCGCATAGGATTCGCCCGCGTAATAATCTTTCAGTACGAACTTAACCTTCGGCCAAATCCATGTCCCGTCTTCTGCCTCCGCTAGGCTTACATCATCCACGCGGCCATAGCCGTCATAGGAACCCGTAATTTTGGTGCCGTCTGGTAACAGTGCCACTACCTCATTCAGGCGCGCATAGCCCTTGCCGCTGTGAACAATCGGATGGTGCGACTTGGCGCACGTTTTAGAAAAAAAGCCCATATTATTCCTCTCTGAGTTTAAAAAAATGAACGGTGAAATCTTTAAATCCGAACTTGTTGGCGAATGCATAAGCCAATTCTTTGGTTTTGAAAACCGCGATAACGTCTTCTTCTTCTTGCAGAACAAACACAATCATGATTAACCCCTTGATTGATAGACTGAGAGCGCCTCCGCGAACGGCAGCAAGTTAAGAATTTTTTCCGCGCGCAAGTGTTTAAGCTTTTCGGGTTGGCTCAAAAATAACTCGAGCATATTTTTTGCCAGCGTTTTGGTCTCTCTAATCTCGCCTCCGCTATCGACAAAAAGAATCTTTTTATTCATGGCGCGCTTTAAGTCTCGGGCGATTAGCCAATTGGTCAAGACGTCCCCCACTAATACATCGGCGTCCTGTTCGATGGTCATGCTCTCGCCTCCATACTCGTAAATGGTGGGCGGCAGGGTCCGCGCGTAGGTGTTAATCGCCTCCTCTATCGTGTGCGGAGAGTAAAAATTGCAGCCTCCTTGGCCGTCATTGCGAACCTGTCCGGCTTTCTTTCCGTCGATATAGATCGTGGCTTCAAAACAATGCGTTTCTTGGCTCGCAAATTCGCTGTGTTTAATGTTTTTCAGGGTGATTTCCATGGTGTTTTTCTCCAGTAAAGCTAAATTAAAACCGGCCGTGGCCGGTCTGTCTGTCACTTATGTGACTGTCGCGCCTCCGCTCGGCCGGTCTCAATCAGGCGGCGCCCTTCGGTGCGGTCGTCTATGGTTTCGGATTCGAGCATGGTCCGTAATGTTTGTGCTGGCACCTGCCCGCGTTCGAATCGATAACCGGCTTTGATGTAATCGTTTTCAGGGTGTTTCATAGGTTCCTCAAATGGTGCAGCAGCCACAACATGGCGCGTCTTCACAACGTCCGGCCTTGTTTCTGTAGAATTCTCGGCCATCGATTTCATAAATATCGCTTACATAGGATGACGCCTCCAAAAACCTGGTTTTTGAAGCGGTGCGAGTGCGGGTGTTGTACTCGATTAATTCACCGGCGCGGATCGGTGCGCCAGTGCGCGCGCAGCGGCCATTAAATTTTGCGGTCATGGTTTTGATCATGGTTTACCTTTCGGGGCAGTTGGGGTGCGTGCAATAAAACACGGGGGCAATTTAATTTTTATAGTGCTACGGGTGCGTGTGTCGTATGCGATAAGGTCGCCGGCTTGAATTGGTTCGCCAGTGCGCGCGCAGCGACTTGGAAATTTTGCGGTCATTGATTTAATCATGTTAAAACCTGTATTTTGTGAAAGTGGATCGGGCTTCGCAGTGGCACTCTAGAACATCGCGCGCGATTGCGTGCCGGTGTGGCCGTTGTTCACGGCTCATGGCTACAGGGCGCAATTTTTTATAAAGCGCGCGTAGAACCTGTTTAGGTGTTGCGCTGACGTGCAGGCGCAGCCGGTGATATGTGCCGATATAAATCATGGATTACCTTTCGGGGCAGTTGGGGTTGGTACAATCGTCGTGTTGATCGGTGTCGGCGCGACAATAAACGCATGGCGCCGGCTCGGGCTCGGGTTCGTTGGGCTGGTCCAAATAATCGGCGAGCATTCGGCCAAAATAAAAATCTAAGCCTTTCATTGTGTGGCCTCCTGAATTTTGATGATGCGGCGCGCATGGCCGCGGGCGTGGTCCATGATGACAATATCGCGGGCGGCTTTGCTGGTGCCAGCGCATAAAAGACAATCAGCGCATTGCGCGCGGCGTCCACCTTCAGCGCTTGCGGGGCAAATTGTTTCTTCTTTTTGTTTGTCGGCCGTGGTGGTCACGCGGAAAACCCTCAGGCCCATCAGGTTGGCCAGTGCTGCATCGTCTAGGTTGTCGGCGCTGGCCATGATTAAAGCTTTCCACTGGTCAACATTAAAGCGGGCGCGTTTCCACTGGTGGCTATAACCGGTGTGGCCGGCCGTGTACTGGGTGAGGGTCTGCCATAGGGTAACCGGTGCGGCGTAGGGGTCTCCATAGGTGCCTAATCTCAGTTTCAAGCCCGCGATAATGGCGGCGGCTTCGTCGGGCGTCACGCGTTTATAACTGTTTCGGTGGTAGGCGTTGTAAACCATGAGCGGCGCGCGCCCTAAATTTACATAACAAGGGGGCTTCCCGCTCTTTTTTGCAAGCTTGGGGCGGTGCTCGCATTGCCCACAAATCGCGGCGTCTTGGCCGGTCTGGGCGGCGGTTACGGGGTCAACATCGGCGCGCAAAATGTAAGATTGAACCAAATTACCGGTTTTTCCGTTTTTGCTCGAGCGGATCGCGGTCAAGATGACGACAATTGGCGCGCCGTCAATGCGGCTGGGTCCTTCGTAAACGATTAAACCTTTCATTTCAGTGTCTCCAGTGCTGATTCATGGTGTTCGACAATTTCAAAACCCAAGTTTTTAATTTGCTGCAGTGCTGCGAGCGTGAGCGTTTTTGTGCCAGCTATGCGGGCGAAGTTTCGCGCGGTGGGGCAATGCGGGTATATCACGCGATTGCCGTATACGTTGCGGCTGATAATTTCAATTTTCATGATGTTCCTGTGTTTTTATACAGTTTTCCGGCCGGATATACGGACGGTGATTGTGGGTTCGTTGGCCTTGTGGGTGTGAGCGGTGACAAGCTGAATTGAGGGGTTTAGGCGCTCGGCTATTGTTTTCCAGTCAATGGTCACGCGATAAACCGGCTCGCTGATAGTGGCGCGGTGCTGGGTGCCTTCAATGGCTCGGTGGCCGGCGGCGATTAAGGCGGCTTTGTAGATTTCCTCGCGCCCTTTGAGGTCTGCAATTTCGGCGCGGATCGTCGCGAGCGTGTCCACCATTTCGGCGAGTTCGTCGGGTGAAAATAATGTGGTCATGGTGTGCCTTTAAATAAGGATGCCAGCGGTGGCCAAAATGAGGATGGTTGCAACTGCCCCAGCGGCTGCAATAATTAGGATTGCCCAAAATGTTGAAATATATTTTTCGGGCGTGTAGGTTTGATGGTGTTTGTGGTGTTTCATGGTTTAACCTTTCATTAATTGTTTGATCACTGCGCCTTTTAGGTTGTAGTAATCGGCCATTGTCTCGAGTCCAAGTAAGCACTCGGCGCGCAGTGCGGCGGTCTTGGCGTCATCGCCTTGCGCCATAAAGTATCGGGCCGCATTGGTCCATGCGGTGACTGTGTGGAGTGATTTCGGGAGGGTTTTCATGGTGGTCCTTTTAAATGATGAATTCAGGGTGTGAAGTAATTCCAAGCTCGCGGGCATGGTGCATCAGTTCGGTTTTGCTTTTCGCGGATCGGGCAGCGCGAATCAGTGCGGACAATGCGCGTGCGAGATAGTCCGGACCTAAGCCGGCGGCGTAGTACTGGATTGTTTTCTGTACTTCAAAAATTTCTGATTTGGTCATGGGTGCCTTTCATGGGTGGGTTAATTGGTTGCTATCACGGGGGTAATACTCTCAGTTGTCAATACCCTTGTCAGTCACCTATGTGACACTGATAAAAGTTTTTTGTTGTTTTTTTGCGGCGTCATTGCCAGCGATAAAAGGCGCCGAAAGCATAGCGCGCGGCCATTGTCAACGGCTCTTTGTCGCATAGGTGACACTGCCAGGTTACTGTGGTTTTATACAGTAGTTTTCGCGGGCTTGCGTGTTCTGGGTTTGTTCTGGTATGCTCGGCCGGTAAACAGCGAAGCGGAGTGGCTCAATATGTCGTTATCTCGTAGACAAGCAAGGGAAGCTTTAGACACTATCCCAATAGACCAAATACTCAGCGTTGCCGGCGAATTAACCAGTAAACAACGCAAGTTTGCCCGTGCCGTGGCTCAAGGCTCAACGGGTGCGGACGCATATAGGGGCGCATATAACACCAAGGCAAAACCTAAACGAGTCGGCAACGCTGCCAGCGCGCTCAAACAGCATGAGGGAATAAAGCGGGAGATCGAGGCTTATAGGCTAGCGAATGAGGCTGCAGCGTATAGAACGCCCCAACAATTGCGCGACCTTGTCATTCATTCACTGGTCCAAGTGGTAATCGATCCGGACGCGAAACACGCCCAGCGCGTACAGGCGGCTCGCGTGCTCGGCACTGTTTCGGAAGTCGCGGCATTCACTGAGCGGCGCGAGATAACCCACATCAAGAGCGCGGACGATGCGAAGGCGGCCATCATGGCAAAGCTTCGCGAGCTTATGAACGCCGGCGCAACGGACACAACCGCGCGCGAGGTTGACACGCTGGAACTCGAGTTGACCGGTAACGTTTCCACCCCACCCCTTGACGAATCGGCCGAGGCGCCTGGCTCGACCCCCACCCCCCGTAATGGCGTTTGGAGTCCCTCCAATACCATACATAGTATTCCACTCAATCAATCTCAGTCTAAATCCACCCCTACCCCTTCTTCTCCCGTCCCAGATGTCACAGACCCTGAATCTGGAGACACCCCCCATAGTGATGTGGAAACAAAATGACGGGGGGTATACCCAAAAATGAGAAACTAAAGTATCGTCGATGGTAACGTTACCACTTGAAAACGGCGTAATATGGAAAAAACCTCGATCTTTATAGACAAATTAGTCATCAATCGCGGCATGTCGAGGCGGGCGAGGAGGGGTTTTGAGGAATGTTTGGAGGTTATTGTGAGTCCTGTGCAGAAGGAAGTGTTTTTGATTGTGGATGAGTGGTGGAAGAAGTATGGACACAGTCCGACTTTGAGGCAGATTGCTTATTTGCGGGGTAAGAGTGGGGTTGGGAATACGAAGGAGATAGTGGACAGGTTGGTGAGGATTGGGGTTTTGAAGAGGTTGGAGAATAGGCGGTCTATACGGCCTGTGTATATCAATTTTCGGAGTGTTGAATGATTGATGATTTGTCTGAGGTGTTGGATGGGATGCATCCTGCGATGTATGAGAAGTTGAAGGATGAGATATTGATTTATCAGCAGGCTGTTGAGAGGGAGAAGGCGCAGGGTCGGTTTATGGATTATGTGAAGATGATGTGGCCGGGGTTTGTGCATGGCCGGCATCATGCGTTGATGGCTAAGAAGTTTGAGGCTATTGCTGAGGGGAAGATCAAGAGGGTGATTATTAATATGCCGCCGCGGCATACGAAGTCGGAGTTTGCGAGTTATTTGTTGCCGTCTTGGTTTTTGGGGAAGTTTCCTGAGAAGAAGGTGATTCAGTGTTCGAACACGGCTGATCTGGCTGTGGGTTTTGGCCGGAAGGTGAGGAATCTTGTGGGGGCTGAGGCGTATGCGAAGGTGTTTCCTGAGGTTTCGTTGAGGCAGGACTCGAAGGCTGCGGGTCGGTGGGCGACGAATAAGGGTGGGGAGTACTTTGCGATTGGTGTGGGTGGTACTGTTACCGGCAAGGGTGCGGATTTATTGATTATTGATGACCCGCACAGTGAGCAGGAGGCTGCTGCGGCGCAGGGGAACCCTGAGGTTTACCAGAAAGTGTATGAGTGGTACACCTCGGGGCCTCGGCAGCGTCTTCAGCCTGGTGGGTCTATTGTTATTGTGATGACGCGGTGGGCTGAGAATGATTTGACGGGTCGGGTTTTGGCTGATTCGATGAAGCGGGAGAAGGGGGAGGAGTGGGAGTTGATTGAATTGCCTGCTTTGCTTCCGTCTGGCAAGCCGTTGTGGCCTGAATTTTGGTCTTTTGAGGAGCTGGCGGCGTTAAAAGAGGAATTGCCGGTCAGTAAGTGGAATGCGCAGTACCAACAAAAGCCTACGGGGGAAGAGGGGGCTTTGGTGAAGCGGGAGTGGTGGAAGATTTGGGGTGGAGACAGGGCGCCGCCGTGTGAATTTATTATTCAGAGCTGGGATACGGCGTTTACGAAGGGTGAGCGGAGTGACTTTTCTGCGTGTACGACTTGGGGGGTGTTTTATAAGGATGAAAACCCGCAGGACGCGCATATTATTTTGCTGGATGCTTACCAAGAGAGGCTGGAGTTTCCGGAATTGAAAGAGCGGGCGTTGATGTTGTACAAGGAGTGGACGCCGGATGCTTTTATTGTGGAGGCGAAGGCTGCTGGGGCGCCGTTGATCTTTGAGTTGAGGAGAATGGGAATTGCGGTCTCGGAGTACACGCCAAGTCGGGGGAATGATAAGTTTGTGCGGTTAAATTCCGTGACTGATCTTTTCAAGTCGGGTAAAGTATGGGCTCCGGATATGAGGTGGGCGCATGAATTGATTGAGCAGATGGCGGCTTTTCCAAATGCGGTGCATGATGACTTGGTAGACTCATCTACACAAGCGTTAATTCGATTTCGGCAGGGTGGATTTTTGACACTTGACTCTGATGAACCTGACGAGCCCAAGTATCGTCGCAGAGCGGCTTATTATTAAGGAAAAAACATGGCTATTGAGAAATCGCTTTATCAGGCCCCTCAGGGGATCAAAGAATTGATGGCTGAGGACGAGCCGGATATTGAGATTGAGATTGAAGACCCAGAGGCTGTACACATTAGTATGGATGGGATGGAAATTGAGATTGAGCCGGCCAAGGAATCGGAAGAAGATTTTAATGCCAACTTGGCCGAGTACATAGGCGATCAGACGCTGGCGACTTTGTCCAGTGAATTGTTATCGGACTACGACGATGACGTGGCCAGTCGAAAAGATTGGATGCAGACTTATGTGGACGGCCTTGAACTTCTGGGGATGAAGATTGAAGAGCGGTCGGAGCCTTGGGAAGGGGCGTGCGGGGTGTATCACCCGATGCTGTCTGAGGCGTTAGTTAAGTTCCAGAGTGAAACGATGATGGCAACGTTTCCAGCTGCTGGTCCTGTAAAGACAAAGATCAAGGGTAGAGAGACTCCGGCCAAGAAGGCGGCTGCGGTTCGTGTTCAGGACGACATGAACTACAAGTTGACGATTGAGATGAAAGAGTATCGTCCTGAGCATGAGCGCATGTTGTGGGGCTTGGGTTTGTCGGGTAATGCTTTTAAGAAGGTGTACTTTGACCCGAACTTGAATCGTCAGGTTTCGCTCTTTGTGCCGGCCGAAGATATTGTGGTGCCGTATGGTGCGAGTAATCTGGAGTCGTCACCGCGTATTACGCATGTAATGCGCAAGACGGAGAATGAGCTGCTGAAGTTACAAGTGGCTGGGTTCTATCGGGACATTGATCTTGGTACTCCAGAGACAACGCTGGATGAGATTGAGAAAAAGATTGCGGAGAAGTTGGGTTTCAGGGCCACAACGGATGACCGCTTTAAGATTTTGGAGATGAACGTAGACCTCGACCTTGAGGGATATGAGCATAAAGACAAAGACGGCGAGCCCACGGGAATTGCTTTGCCTTATATTGTTACCTTGGAAAAAGGAACGACTAAGATTTTGGCCATTCGCCGGAACTGGCAACCGGATGACAAGACGCATCAAAAGCGCCAGCACTTTGTGCATTATGGTTATGTGCCGGGATTTGGATTCTATTATTTTGGCCTGATCCATTTGATTGGCGCATTTGCTAAGTCCAGTACTTCGTTGATTCGTCAGCTGGTGGATGCTGGAACACTTTCCAATTTGCCCGGCGGATTTAAAACTCGCGGCCTGAGGGTTAAAGGAGATGACACCCCGATCTCTCCTGGCGAGTGGCGAGATGTGGACGTTCCAAGTGGCGCGTTGAGAGACAACTTATTGCCGCTGCCTTATAAGGAGCCAAGTCAGACTTTGATGGTTTTGTTGGGTCAGATTGTGGACGAGGGTCGCCGCGCTGCCAACTCTACTGATTTGGATGTGAGCGACATGAGTGCTAACGCACCTGTGGGCACCACGCTGGCTATTTTGGAGCGAACACTAAAGAATATGTCGGCCATTCAGGCGCGTATTCACTATTCGATGAAGCAAGAACTTGGCTTGCTCAAGGATATTATTGCGGAATATACGCCGGAAGATTATGACTACGAGCCGGTAGAGGGTTCGTATAGGGCCAAGAAAAGCGATTACGACAACGTGGATGTAATTCCAGTCAGTGACCCGAACGCTTCGACGATGGCGCAGAAGATTGTGCAGTATCAGGCCGTGATGCAGTTGGCGCAGCAGTCCCCGCAGCTGTACAACATGCCTTTGTTGCACAGGCAGATGTTGGAAGTTTTAGGTGTTAAAGATGCTGAAAAACTGGTGCCAATGGACATTGACCAACGGCCTACGGATCCTGTAACGGAAAACCAAAACGTTTTGTCTGGAAAACCTGTAAAGGCATTCCTTACGCAAGACCATCCATCACACATTGTTGTGCATATGTCGGCAATGCAAGACCCCAAGATTCAGTCTTTGCTCCAAGGTAATCCGATGGCTCAGCAGCTGCAAGCCACGATGATGGCGCACATTAACGAGCACTTGGGATTTGAGTATCGCCGGCAGATTGAACAGCAGTTGGGTATGCCGTTGCCACCTCAGAAAGATGAGTATGGCGATGAGGAGCACATGGACCCAGAAGTGGAAGCTCGCTTGGCGCCAATGCTGGCACAGGCTGCACAGCAGTTGGTCCAGAAGAATCAGCAGGAAGCAGCTCAGCAACAAGCGCAGAAGCAAATGCAAGACCCACTGCTCCAGATTCAAATGCAAGAGTTGCAGATTAAGCAGGCCGATCAGCAGCGTAGAGCTCAAAAAGATATGGCGGATATTCAGCTTAAACAGTCACAGCAACAGATTGAGCGTCAGCGCATCATGACTCAGCAAGCCACTGATGACAAACGCATCAAAGTGGACGCCATGAAAAATGTGGCTGAAATGCAAAACAATAAGAGAGAGCACATGATGGATGTTGGAATTGATGTACTCAAACAGTTGTCAAACAAGAGCCATGATGAGCAGAGCCGCGCGCAACAAGAGCGCCAGTATCTAAGGCAGTATCAACCAACGAAAGGTGAGTAATGGACAAGAACTTGGAGTATCTTTTAAGAGAATACAAAGACCGTATGGCAATGCTTCAAGAGGCAGTGCACCGCGGTAATTGTGTGAATTTTGAAGAATACAAGTACGTATGCGGCCAGCTTCGGGGTCTCGAGGCCGCTTGCGCAATTATCGTAGACCTTGCGAAAAATTTGGAGCATGCGGATGACTAATTCCATATTGTTGGCTACAGACGCCAACAACCCCCAAGTTGTGGGAGCCTACAATTTTTCTGCCACCGCAGAAGAAAAAGGCAAACAACTACCCAGACCTGCTGGTTACAAAATTCTTTGTGCCATTCCGGAAGCGGAGAGCAAGTTTGAAGACAGTGAAGCTGGTCTTATTAAGGCTGATGAAACTATGCGCAACGAGGAGACCCTCACAACGGTCTTGTTTGTTGTCGATTTGGGCCCTGATTGTTACTTGGACAAGAACAAGTTTCCTACTGGCCCGTGGTGCAAGAAGGGTGATTTCATCCTAATCAAGCCACACGCAGGCTCACGCCTTGTCATCCACGGCAGAGAATTTCGCATGATCAACGACGATAGCGTCGAGGGTACTGTGGACGATCCTCGTGGCATTAAACGTAAGTAAAGGAGCACAAAATGCCTTTAGACACTGATGAGTTTAAGTTCCCCGATGAAATCGAGGACAAAAAATCCAATGAAATTGAGATTGAAATTGAGATTGAAGACGATGCTCCCGTAGAGGATCGTGGCCGTCAGCCTTTGCCAAAACCTTTGGTAGAAGAGCTCGAGCGCGATGAGCTTGATCAGTATGACGATAACGTCAAAACTAAGCTCAAACAGATGCGCAAAGTTTGGCATGACGAGCGCCGTGAGAAAGAGGCGGCACTTCGCGAGCAGCAAGAGGCTATTCGTTTAATCCAGCATCTTGATGGCGAAAATAAACGCATTAAACAGATTCTTTCCACTGGAGAGAAAGAATATGTTGCCACCGTTCAAAATGCAGCTGAAATGCAGGTTAAAGCAGCCCAGCGTTCTTATAAAGATGCAATTGAATCGGGCGATACAGACGGCATGATTGAAGCTCAGCAGGCTATGCAAATAGCAAATATGCGGCTAATTCAGGCAAATAATTTCAAAATGCCCCCTTTACAAGAGGAAAAATTTGAAGTACAACCTCGTCAAGAGCAACAAGTTCATGTTCCTCGGCCGGATAACAGGGCACTTGCGTGGCAAGAGCGCAATTCTTGGTACGGTCAGGATCCTGAAATGACAGCTTCTGCGTTAGGGCTTCACGAAAAGCTCAAGCGCGATGGAGTGGTCGTTGGCTCTGATGAATACTATGCAGCATTGGACAGAACAATACGCAGACGATTTCCCGAAGTATTTGGGGAAGAAGAACAAAACTCTACCCGACGTACAAAATCGTCTACAGTGGTAGCCCCGGCAGTTCGTAGCACGGCCTCCAACAAGGTCAAGCTAAAGCAAAGCCAAGTAAACATAGCTAGAAAGCTAGGTTTAACGCCCGAACAATATGTAAGGGAAATGAGAAAATTGGAGGCCCAAAATGGCTGAAAAACGAGTTGACAGAGAACTTGAAACGCGCGTGATAGCAGAACGTCCTCAGCAGTGGATGAACCCTGAATTGCTGCCAGAGCCTGACCGGGCATCTGGTTATGCCTATCGCTGGATTCGCGTCTCGACGCTTAACAACGCTGACCCACGTAACCTTTCGTCCAAATTACGAGAAGGTTGGGAGCCTGTAGGCATTGAGGAACAACCCAAATTCCAACTGTTAGCTGATCCCGCGTCCCGTTACAAGGACAATATCGAGATTGGCGGGTTGTTGCTTTGCAAAACTCCAACTGAATTTGTGGAACAGCGGAATGCGTTTTTCGCTAAACAAACACTAGCTCAGACGGAAGCTGTAGACAATAACTTAATGCGTCAAAGCGACCCACGGATGCCGATCTTCCAAGAGCGGAAATCCTCAAGTAGCTATGGCAAAGGTCTTTAAAATTTTCAAGGAGTCTTAAATGGCTTATCCAACTGTATCGGCACCTTACGGTGTGCTGCCACAGAACTTGATTGGTGGTCAGGTCTACGCGGGTTCTACTCGCCAATACCCGATTGCGTATAACTACGGCACCAACATTTTTTATGGCGATCTCGTAACTCTGGGCACTAGCGGTTCTACTGCTGGTTTTATTATCCCGGCGGCTACTAACACTAGCTTGACCTCTAAAGGCACTGTCGGTGTCTTCTTGGGTTGTTCTTATACAAACCCTACAACCAAGCAAAAGTTGTTCTCGCAGTACTACCCTGCAAGCACAGCCGCTGGTGATATTCAGGCCATCGTTGCTGATGACCCTGATACCGTGTTCAAAATGGCGGCAGTGGCTTCGTCTTCTTCCAACGTTATCTCTTCGTTCCCATCAGCAATGGTTGGCTTGAACGCTGTGGAGAACACTCCTGTTGGTAGCACTACCACTGGCAACTCTGGTGCTGGTTTGGTCGCTGCTAACACTACCGTGGCTGTTGGTTCTGGCGGCGCTTTCCGTATCTTGGGTCTCGTGCCTGATACACAGGTCAGCACTTCTGCAACTTTCGTTAGCACCACCACAACTTCTTTCGTTGTGTCCGGTCTGACTGTTGGTCAAGTGATCCCCGTTGGCACTGACATCTTCCAATTGGTTGGTGGTCAGCTTCAGCAATTGGGCGTTGGCGCAAACGT